CACCAACACCAGTTGGTGGATTGACTGTTACTGGTGGTTTCTTCTTATCACCATCAGGATTTTTTGGTGTGACCACAGGGGGTTTAGTTTTAGGTTTCTGTGCAGGATCTTGTGAAGGTTCAACTTGAGGTTCAGGCTCTGGACTAGGTTTTGGTTCTACTGGTAACTTGCGTGGCTTAGGTAACTTAGGTGGTTTAACTGGGACTGAGGACGGTTCTTTAGACAACGCACCAATCTCATTAGCTCTCTGTCCATAAACCACACCTGGCACTGGTTTATATTCGGGTTCTGGTCTTCTATACAAACTATTATTAGGATCCTTTCTAGCGTCATAACTAGGGTTAAGTTTGTAGAGATTTGGAATAAGGTTTGCAAGTCCGACCAGATTAGTAGCTGTTCCCAAAACTTGACCAGGACCAACTTTACTTCCAGAGGAACTCTTCGCCCAGTTCTGAAATCTCTTCCAAAGCGATTGATTCGTACCTGGCGCTGGTGTTCTTCCCCGTATTGATCGTCCTGCTCGCTGATCTGTTTTCATATCAGAATCAGCATAGCTTGCTGCCCTAGGATCGTCCTCAATTCCTACGTCTCCAGGACGCACATCATCAATATCGAAAGGACTTGGGCCAGGGTTAACTCTTGGACCACCAGGTGTAGGTGTCTTTACTTTAGGATTTGGTACTGTAGATCCTGGATCTGGCATAAAATCTCTAGGATCTGTGCGTTGGGGAGTTGTCTGTACAGGTTTAGATCCTTGATTACGACCTCTATACTTTTTACGTCTTCTACCCTCAATAACAAATCCACCAAGGGATTCTGCAATAAGATTCAAATCCATCTCCTCACGATTGAGAAGTTGTTTTTGTTTCTTAGTAACTACCTCTTTGGTCGATGCAGGATCATCATCGTCCTTAGGGGGCATCACCACACAGTGAGGTGATTTAGATGATGCCCCGTTTACTTTTTTCCTTCTTCATCAAAGTAGTTGAGATCCATTCTCCAACTGGAGTATCCCTCACTTACTTTCTTACCACTCTTCTCACGTCTCTTGGCGATGGCTTTCTTGATAGCACCACGACGCTTCAATAGATACTCATCAGACTTATCCTTGTCACCATCGTTATCAACGTCACCGTCTTCCTGACCTACAGGATCCATACCCTCTTTGGTGTACTGAGGATGATCATCCAGTTTCATACCACGTTTTTTCTCAAGACGTTTCTTTCTTTCTTTAGTACCCTCTTCAGGATCTTCGTCACGAACACCCTCAGCCATTTTCTTTTTGGTCTTATCTTTGATTCTCTTCTTAGCAGCTTCACGTTCAGACATAGGAATCTCAAATCCCTTGATGTCCATGGTGCCCTCACCAAGAAGTTTTTTCTTTGCCATGGTCTTAACAGTAGCAGGTGCAGGAGAACTTGCAAGAACAGACATGTAAACCTTTACCATCTGTTCCTTACTTGCACCAGGTTTTACCTTACCTTTTGCCTTATAACGAACATCAGAAGCCAACTGAGAGGCTTGTTTCTCTACGTCAGAGTCACCAGCAGCGTGACCTTTTCTAGCACCCTCATGAATGGAGGAGTAAGCATCCATTAACGACTTGTCAAATTTACTTGGACGATCAGTTGGAAACATTTCTCTTTGCACGTTTTTTCCTAGATTTATTTATAAAATTAAGGATAACTGGATTATGTGAAAGTCTTTGAACATACTCACGATGTGCATCAGTACCAACCAAACGTTGATCTGAGGGTACACCAGACACATCAGTAAACTTCTCAGCGATGTCCTTGATCCAAGACTTGAACATCATGTTGTCTTCAGTCACCGCGATGATGTAGTTTGCACCACGACGAATAATCTTTCCAACCAGTCCAGTATTATCGTTCTCAACGATGTCACCCATACGAAAGAGATTACCATTCACATAGTTCTCTCTCAGGTTCTTCCAATCAAACTTAGGAGCGATCTTCCACATCTCCTTCTGAACTTCCTTCTCTTTGACACCCATGCTCTTACGGATGGTGCCATAAAGTTTTTCAGTTCCCTCATCATCCAGAGCTTTGGGTACACCTTTACGGAAGGTTTCAAAGTCACCCTTGACTGCAGCAGCACGCAGTTTGGATGCAGACATTCCTTCTACACCTTCAGACTCTGCATCTCTCTCACCTGCAGAGATCACACGAATGCGATCGAAATCATACAAGTCACCGTTGTATTTGTTTGCCAGGTTCTCAAACTCTTTGAGTCTGTCTGCACCAACAACGATGTTGATACTTCTGGCACCACGACCACTGGCACCTTTGAGAACATCAAAGATGGTCTTTGCACCTGGGTCATCAACGATATTCTCTGCATGACCAGGGAACATGGCTTGCATGTAAGAAATCTTGGTCTTGGGATCCAGAGGGTTCTTCTTTGGATCATTTGACCGTGAAGGATAAATCAAATACTCACCCTTACCTGCAGCACTCTTTACACGGTTCAGAAGTTTCTCATGTCCAACCGTGGGGGGATTGAAACGACCAAACGCAACTGTCAGATCTGCAGGATCACCTTCTCTCTTACGGACTTCTTCGCGTTCTGCCTTCTCTTTGGCTTCTGCATCTGCCTGTTGTTGTGCAGCCATCGCACCCCTTTCATCAGGAGTGGGTGGACGACTGGCACCAAAGAACTTCAGTTTGCCATTGACAGTCTTGGCAACTAACTTACCTCTCTTGTCATAATAGTCACCATGACCATCACTCTGCAGACCTAGTTTCTTGGCCTGATCGGATGCCTGTGTGACAACCTCAAGAATAAATTTACTAAAACTCTTCATTGTTTATCCCAGTTCTTTGCTGCGGTGAAGTTGGCTCTACTGAACTCAAGTCTATCTACTAGTTTCAAAGCTCTTCCAGAACGAATTGCAACAAAACCCTCAGGTGCAGTGACTCTGTAACCATCGTCAGTCCTGAGGAAAGTACCAAAGGTGTTGACCTTCTGTAACTTGTTAATCATAAACTGTTTCGCTGCCTGCAAATTGTAATACGACGCGACTGTCATATAAATTGAATTTGAATTTGCAGAAATGAATCGAAGACCATTGGTCTTGATTTGTAAGTATTTATCTTGTGTCTTTTTTGTCTTCTTTGATGCAATCTCTTTGTCAAGGGCATCACTGAAATACTTTGCAAAGTCCATCGCAGTATTACGGACAGTCATTCCAGACTTGCCCTCACGGACATAACGATTGAAAAAGATCTTGAACATGTAGTTGAGAGAGAACTTATCATTCCCCTTCATCAGATCCAGGAACTTGGAGGACTGTCGAAGAGAACCCTCTGCACGATTGATGAGTGCGTTGTACCTAGCCTTGTCTGTGACAGTCATGTTGGCTTCACCAGACGCATTGGAGAACTCTGCAGATGCAACGAATACATCCGCATCACCAGGGACATTCGCACCAAAGGATGCAGCCATTGTGTCCAGAGTGCTACCAGAATATGTGGTGTGAAATACGATACCCAACTTAGCAGTCTGAATCGTCTGTCCCAGAGGACTCTTTACAGGCACTGCATAGGTAATGGTGTTCGGTGTGAAAGCAATGCAACGATCACCACCGATGGTTGCAACATACTTATCATCCGTGAACAGAAGATCACCCTGCACCACCCCACGGATAGGAAGTTTAGAAAGATATCGATATGACGCTTTGAGTTTGTCTGCAAGTTGTCCAGGTGGATAGATCTTATCCACATCCTCTTCAGAATAACAGATCTTAGGACTCACTTTGTTGAACACAGACTTTGTACCGACAAAGAAGTCACCCTTCTGTGGATCAATGCCACAGATGACTGCAGGAGCACCGTCCCACTTCACAGTCACGCGAGTGTCCTCTGCACCCTGATCCAACATATCACCAAGTGATCGGAGAAATGCAATCGCCTCACGTCCACCCCGTGACCCATCATTCATGATGTTGTCTTCCAGGTGTTCCAGGTGTGTGTTTTTCATACCTTTAGTATACTACGGATGGTCTGGTCTGTCAGGATGCGTATGCCGCTTTGCCGGCCTCCACATAGAACTTGAGTTCCTTGATATTGAACTCACCATTGACCTCACTCGACCTGTTCTTGAATCGGAGTTGGAATAGTTCTTTATTACTTGGATTCAATCTAAATTTAATATTGTCACCAACCATCACTGCTTCCACAGATGTGGTTTCTTGTTCGAGTTGATTGATACCATCCAAAGTAATCTCTTTCACTTTAGTCTTATCAACATCAACAACCTCTGCAAGGTCAGAACCAAAAGTCACATCCCTGAATAATTGAAACGCAGCCTGTTTGAGTTGTGGTGTAGAACTCAAATTAGCAAGTCCTTTCTTCACATCAGAGTATAACTCTTTAATTGTTTGTACTTTCAGTTTCTTTTCTTGTGATGTCCTAGCTGTCGCAAGAACCTCTCCTAGAATTTTTCTATATCTCTCCTCATCCTTCAACTGTATACCAAATCGACGGAGGATATCCATCATTCCGTTGAATGGACTCAGGTTTGCAAGAGTCTTACTGCCAGACTTCATGGAGAAGTTAAGTCTCTCATCCAAATAAGTTTGACCATTGATAACAACATCAACATCAAGGTCACCCTTGACTTCGCCACCACTTGTCTCTCCTGCAATACCATCAGCGGTGATGGTAATTGCAACGTCATCACTCACATTATTCTTCAGATATGCATCACGAATTCTTTTAATCTTTGCACGATACTTTGAATTAGTATATGAAATCAAAGTGTCTATCTTTCTACCGATGTTACCGACATCCGATGCTTTCTCCAACATGATTTCAAAGTTAGGACCAAAGGCATCCATTGTGGATTGATACTTCAATCTGACAATTAACTTGACTTCAATATTATCTCTGGGACTACCTTCAGAAAATCTTCTGACGATAGTTTCATATCGACCAGTCTGAAACATCTTCGGTTCAATCTGAGCTCGAATCTGATTCAACTTACCTTTATCAATTCTGTCATAGGCAAACAGTTGTGCAAGGGCGATGGCAAACACACCCTCCATTACATCACCTTCGTTTAACTTTGCCATCGGATACAAAAAAACCCCTTCTAATATTTAGAAGGGGTGAGATCAGTCTTCTTCTTCTTTTTTGTTGAATCCGAATGGACCTTCCTTTTCTTCCATCTTCAGTCTCAGTGCAACTGTACCAATAGACTCAAGAACTTTTAGAATGTCTTCTGATGTTGCATTTTCACCAAGTTCTTTGGCAACATACCAATACTTGGGCCAGAATGACTCACCGGCTTTTTCGTAATCTTCAAGTGTTAGGAGTTTCATCTTCTACCTCAAGGTCAAGTTCTTTTTCAATTTGTTCATCAAGATCAAAGATCACTGCACGAATACTATCGATTCGTGGAGGAACACATTTTGGATCATAAGTGTATCTACCTTGTTCAGTATACAAAGCTTGGCGAACTGCTGCTGCAGTTTGCACATCCATTTCAATAGTAATCACAGGTCATCCTCAGCGCGGTTTTCAGAATAGTAAATGTCAAACTTACCACCA